GCTTGCCCCGCATTTCGACATCGGTGAAACCTACATCCGCACGGCCAGCGGGCGCATATCCTACAGTTTCGTCGGCCTCGCCCGGAACATCAACAGCATCAAATCGAAGTCGCGCATCCTGCTTGGCTGGGTTGACGAGGCGGAACACGTCACGGACGAGGCGTGGACAAAGCTGATCCCGACGCTGCGCGAGGAGGACAGCGAGCTTTGGGTGACGTGGAACCCGGAGCGCAAGCAGTCGGCAACCAACCTGCGATTCCGCAACAGCGACGATCCTCGCACGAAAATTGTCGAGATGAATTACCGCGACAACCCATGGTTCCCGGCGATCCTCGAACGGGCGCGCATGAAGGATGAGCGCGAACGCCCGGACCAGTATGCGCATATCTGGGAGGGCGACTACATCACCGTTGCGGAGGGCGCGTATTACGCCGCGCAACTGACCGTAGCCCGGCAGGAAAAGCGGCTGGGCAGGGTGACGGCCGACCCGCTGATGCGCAAGTGCGCCGTGTTCGACATTGGCGGGACCGGGGCGCGGGCGGACGCGACGGCCATCTGGATCGTCCAGTATATCGCGCACGAAATCCTGCTTCTGGACTATTACGAGGCGGTCGGGCAACCGCTGGCAACCCATGTCGAATGGCTGCGCGACAACGGCCATGCGGATGCCGAACAGGTGTTGCCGCATGACGGGGCCAAGCAGGACGCGGTGACTGCATCGCGGTTTGAGGATCACATCCGCAACGCTGGGTTTGCGGTTCGCACTGTGCCTAATCAAGGCAAGGGCGCGGCCATGAAGCGCATCGAGGCTGCGAGACGCCTGTTCCCGTCCATCTGGTTCAACGAAGACACAACGCGGGCTGGCTTGGACGCTATCGGCTGGTACCACGAAAAGCGCGATGAGGCCCGCAACATTGGCTTGGGGCCTGACCACGATTGGTCTTCACACGCCGCAGACGCATTTGGCCTGATGGCCGTGGCCTACGAAGCCCCGAGAGAGAAACCCAAGCCCCGTGAGCGTGTTGTTGCTGGCGGCGGAAGCTGGATGAATTAGGAGGCCCGATGGCTTCGGAAGACGATACCCTGAAGAAGGAAATTGAGGAATTTGAAGAGGCATATGATGCGGAGTCTGAAAACCGCAACGCAGCCTTGGAAGACCTCAAGTTCGCCCGTCTGTCCGAGCAGTGGCCTGAGCAGATCAGGAAGCAGCGCGAGGTTGATGGCCGTCCGATCCTGACGATTAACAAGATGCCTGCGTTCATTCGCCAGGTGGTCAACGATAGCCGTCAGAACCGCCCGCAGATCAAGGTAAAGCCCGTCGATGACAAGGCTGATATTGATACGGCGAACGTGCTGGAAGGTCTTATCCGCAATATCGAGCGCACTTCCAAGGCCGATGTCGCTTATGATACGGCGGTTGACTACGCGGTTTCGATGGGCTGGGGCTACATCCGCGTCAACATTGACTATGAGTACGATGACACTTTCGACAAGTGTCTCAAGATTGAACGTATCGCTAACCCCTTCAGCGTCTACGGTGATCCGTATTCGACAAGCATGGACGGCTCCGATTGGAACCGATGCTGGATCACGGAACTGAAGTCCAAGGAAGAGTTCAAGGCCAAGTGGAAGAACGCTGAAGCCGTGGATTGGGAAAGCCTTGGCTATGACAACCTCAAGGCCCCTTGGCGTGACAGCGACGATATTCTGATCTGCGAAAGCTGGCACCGCGAGGAAACACAGCGCGAGATTTATCAGCTTTCGTCGGGCGAGATTGTCGGCAAGCAGGAATACGAAGCGGGCCGCGACATTTTCGAGATGGCAGGCATTGTGCCTGTGAACAGCCGCACGACCAAGGCTTATAAGATTACCCAGCGCATCATGACGGGCGCGGAAATTCTGGAAGAGAACGAGTGGCTGGGCCAGTATTTGCCCATCATTCCGGTTTATGGCGAGGAACTCAATGTTGAGGGCAAGCGTTATTTCCGCAGTCTTATCCATAATGCTAAAGACGCGCAGCGGATGTTCAACTATTGGCGCACGACCGCCACGGAACTCGTCGCTCTAGCCCCTCGCGTCCCGTTCATCGGTGAGGAAGGCTCGTTTGACGCTGACCCGAACTGGCTGACGGCGAACTCTCAGAACCACGCTTTCCTTCAGTACGCTCGCGGGACCAATCCGCCGATGCGTCAGCCCCTCGACAGCGGTGGCGCTGCGGGTGCCATGTCTGAGGCCCTTGCGGCGTCTGATGACATGAAGTCGATTATCGGCATGTACGATGCCTCATTGGGGCAGCGCAGCAACGAGACCTCGGGCAGGGCTATCATGGCCCGCCAGCGCGAGGGTGATGTCAACACCTTCCACTTCATCGACAACCTTGCCCGCTCCATCCGCCATGTGGGCTGCGTCCTGATTGACCTCATTCCGAAGGTGTACAGCGGCCAGCGCATTGTTCGCATCATCGGCCAGGATGACACGGAAGAGGTCGCCAAGATCGGCCAGCAGGAAGAGGGCGAAGCGCCTGAGCAGGAAGGCATGATTGAGGGTGCCGAGCGCATCTATGACTTGGGTGTGGGCCGCTATGACGTTGCGGTTGATACCGGACCTTCGTTCACCACGCGCCGCGAGGAACAGGCGCAGCAGATGATTGAGTTGATCCGTGGCTATCCGCAGGCTGCACCGCTGATTGGTGACTTGCTGGTGAAGTCGCTGGATTGGCAGAACGCCGAAGAGATTGCCGAGCGCCTCAAGAGCATGCTTCCGCAGCAGATCAATGACGGCATTCCCGCTGAAATTCAGCAGCAAATTCAGGAAGGCCAGCAGCGTCTTCAGCAGTTGGAGCAGGAAAACCAGCAGCTGAAGCAATCCCAGGGCATGGACATGCAGAAGGCACAGGCCGAGGCTCAAAAGGCGCAGGCTGACATGCAAATTGCAATACAGCGCATGGAAATTGACCGCCAGAAAATGCAAATTGAGGCTTATCGGGCTGAGACTGAGCGCATGCAGGCCGAACAGGCTTTGATGGCACCGCTTCCGCCTGTGATGCCCCCGATCTAATCAGGAGTTATCCCAATGTCCTTCATTTCGATTGCGGCGGCGAGGTTCACGCGCCCCGCTGACACCACTGCATACGCTTCCGGCGACCTTGTGGCGAACTCGACCACGGCTGGCAGCGTCATTCCCATGACCTTTGAGATTCGCCCGGAGAACCGTGGCTCGATGATCCGCCGCGCCCGCATCAAGAAGACGGGAACGTCGATTACCTCGGCTTCGTTCCGTCTGCACATCTACGAGACGGTGTCCATCACCTGTGCGAACGGTGACAACGGCGTGTGGTCTACGAACAATGTCGCCAACTATGTCGGGTCGATTGACATCACCCTGGACAAGGCATTCACGGACGGCGCACAGGGCGTTGGCGCACCTTCGTCTGGTTCTGAGCTGAACTACGACATTGGAAGCTGCTTCGGCCTGCTGGAGGCTCGCGGTGCTTACACCCCGGCGAGTGCTGAAGTGTTCACTGTTGAACTGGAAATGGTCCGTAGCTGATGTTTGAACCGCCCCTGCTTGCAGCACTGTTGAGTGGCACGACTTTTTCGCCGCGCGCGCTGTTTGCGGGCGGTGAGCAGGGCGCGTGGTACGATCCGAGCGACTTCAGTACGATGTTCCAAGACAGCGCAGGGACCACGCCTGTCACGGCGGTTGAGCAGCCTGTTGGCCTGATCCTCGACAAGAGCAAGGGGCTGGCGCTTGGCAGCGAGCTGGTAACGAATGGTGACTTCAGCGGCGGGGCGACGGGCTGGACTGTTAACGCATGGGTTATAACGGGCAACGCCGCAGTTGCTACTGCTACTTCGTCCAGCCTTATTAACGGTTTCACCAGCGTGGCAGGTCGATCTTACAAGATTGACTTTGACGTTGTTTCATATACGTCAGGAACGCTCGCTATAACCGTTGGAGCAAACTACACCACTAACGCTGCGCTAACTGGCGCGGCGATGACCCCCGGCAGAAAGTCTGTTATTGTTGTTTCTGGCGCAACCTTAACCAGAGGCGTTGAGTTTTACGGCGGGTCAGTAACAGCCACCATCGACAACATCTCCGTCCGTGAACTCGCAGGCAACCACGCCTCTCAGGCCACCTCCACCTCCCGCCCCGTGCTGAGTGCTAGGGTGAACCTGCTGCAATATACGGAAGATTTCAGCAACGCTTATTGGAGCAAGAGTGCTTTTGTCACTGTCTCACAAGTTGGCAGCGTTGGGACAATCTCGGTTCCATCTACTGTAGGGTCTGGCACAAACATTTTCTTCAAACAGTCCATATCACCTTTTGCAAACGGTCCAACGGCAACTGCTCGGATTGAGGTGCGATGCACGACCGGACAGAGCATCTCACTAGCGAGCGACACGGGTATAACTACAGTTACTATGACTGCGGAATGGCAGACCATAACTCTGACAAGCACAATTGCGTCTTCTTTCCATCAGTTCTACATAAGAACAGCAGTAGGGTCACAAACATATAGCTTTGATATTCGCTACGCAGACCTCCGCGTCACCAACGATGGCGTAGGCATCCCCGCCTACCAGCGCGTTGCAGCGGCTACGGACTACGACACATCTGGCTTCCCGCTGTACCTCAAGTTTGAAACCGATGACAGCCTTGCCACGGCGAGCGTGGATTTTAGCGCCACGGATAAGATGTCAGTGTTTGCGGGGGTGCGAAAGCTGAGTGATGCGGCAGTGGGTGTTATTGCTGAGTTGAGCGTGAACGGCGGGCTGAATAATGGGGTGTTTATCCTTACTGCTCCAAACGATGTTTCAACGGCAAACTATGGTTGGTATTCCAAGGGAACAGGTTTGGCACAAGTCCTTGCCTCTCCATACGCATCTCCCATTACGCAAGTTATGACTGGTATCGGTGGCATCGTTTCTGATGCCGCTGTGTTGCGCTTGAATGGCGCACAAGTAGGAACTTCAGCGACAGATCAGGGTACAGGCAACTACGGCAACTACCCGCTCTACATCGGTCGCCGTGGTGGTGCTACTCTCCCCTACAACGGACGCCTTTACAGCCTCATCGTTCGCGGCGCTCAATCCACGACAGAACAGATTACCTCGACTGAAGCGTGGGTCAACGGAAA